CAAATTGGCGCGCCCGGAGAGATTCGAACTCCCGACCACCTGGTTCGTAGATAGACGGTGAAATCCTAAGTGTCTGATTCTGCGGATTTTGCCTGTTCCTTGTCCACCGCGCCGTTGCTGGACCGCGCTGCACCGTGCAGCATCGAGTCACGCAAAAGTCACGCACGGGAGGCTATATGGCTTTGACACCACTCGCTGAGATGAACCTGAAGATCGAAGTGCTGGAAGCCGTGGTCACGGCCATGATCTACAGGAGAGCGGAACAGGATGGGTCTGCGGACAAGGCGGAGGCCTTCGTAAAGGACCTGGAGGGCGAGAGCTTTGAGGTTTTGAACGATGGGACACCACGAGACCCGGAGCGTGAGAAGCGCCTTATAGCGCTCCACGAGGGGTTCTTTAAGGGGGTCCGGAACGCTCTATAGGCGGCGGGGTTCTGGCGGGGTCTGGGGCAGGAGGGGCTAAAAATAGTTGTGGAAAGTGGCAATTTCCACTAGACAAATGGAAAGGGATGCTTTACACTGTATCCCATGATAAAGAACTTCAAACACGCTGGCCTAGAGGCTTTCCACCGCAGCGGTAAAAAAGGTGGTATCGACATGGAGCACGCCAAGAAGCTCAACAAGCAACTGGCGCTCCTGGAATCAGCCACCGGCTACCACGACCTGCGGGGCAAGGTACCCCCAGGCTGGCAGCTCCATATGTTGAAGTGGAAGCTCAAGGACCACTGCTCCATGTGGGTGAGCGGGAACTGGAGGCTCCTATGGCGCTTCGAGGGCTCCGACGTGGTGGACCTAGACTATATCGACTATCATTGAGAGGTGAGAAAAATGTCCCGCATGCACAACCCCCCGCACCCTGGCGTACTCCTCGCGGAGTACCTTGAGCCAACCGGTCTCACGCAAGGCGATGCCGCCGACCGGCTCGGTATCAGTCGCCAGCAGCTCGGCGCCGTCATCAACGGCCGCGCCAACATCACTCCGGAGATGGCCGTGCGTCTCGCCCTGGGTTTCGACACCAGCGCGGAACTCTGGCTCAATATGCAGATGCTCTATGACCTCTGGCTCATCGACCAGGCTGGTCTGCCCAAGGTGAAGTTGCTTATTTCCAAGGATGCGGCTTAGGCAGCCTTCGCCGCCAGCGCCATCTTGAGGCGCGGCACCAGCACCGACCTGTCCCCGTCGTTCGCTATCTCGGCATCCACCAGCTCGCGCGGCAGCGGCTTGTCGCTGACATGCGTGTTCACGGCCTCGACCCCGGGACGGTGGACGCGCACCACGGCACCGCCTTCGCTGTGTATCCATTCGGCCTCGTTGAGGAAGCGGACGCTGCAGTTCACCAGGCCAGGCGCGCCGGCGGCCAGCTTCTCGCGGTAGAAGTCGCGAGCGCGTTTGACCCAGTAGTCCGGATCCTGCTCACGGCGGTACTCGGTGCCCCACCACTGCAGGATGTCGCGCGGTGCGTTGGCGGCAGCGGGCTGGACCCGCATGGCCGCGCACCGGTTCACGAAGTCCGCATCCCGGCAATTCAGCATCGCCAGGAGCTGCGTCGGCCGCTCCTTGTTCGGGCGGTGCTGCAGGTACTCGATGGAGATCGAGAACGCCTCCGAGACCTCGCGGTACAGCGCGTCGGAGAACGAGAACTTGATATAGCCCAGCACCCGGGCCAGCTCGTCGCCAAGCGTGTCTTTACCCGCGCCGGCGAAACCAGCGGCGCCAATCAGCTTTGGAATCGACATTGAAATACCTCCTATGCAGGTACATGCCGGCCATGCAGCCCAGCGCGCCGCCGATGCCGGTGGAAAGCCATATCCAGCCGCCGGTCCTGGCGATGTGGACGATTAGGAACGCGTCGCACCAGCCCATGGCCATCGAGACTGGCGTCACCAGCCAGTAGTTGCCGCGCATGACGGTCTGTTGCTGGAAGGCGCGGAGGAAGACGTAGACGGTGCTGGTGAGGAAGGCAGAGAGATAGATCATGCCCGCCACCGGCCGCCGACCACGTTGAGCAGGCTGCGCTTGCCATTGGCGTAGATGACGCAGTGCGTCTGGAGCCAGCTGCTGGGGCCGTGGTTGTATTCAAGCCTCAGCCTGGTGCTGGTACCGACCGAGTACGCGCCTTCCTTGATGCCTGGCGTGTGGCTGTGGCCGCTGATGGTCTTGGCGCCGATCTTGTTGAAGGCCGAAAGGCTGCCGCGTGCACCGTTCGCGCCCTGGTCGCCGTGATAGCCCACCTCGATGCCGGCGATACAACAGCTTTCGTCACGCTTCAAGAAGCGGGTACGGTCTATGCACCGGAGCTTGCGGGCACCCCACCACGCGAAGGGGTCGAAAGTCGTGGCGCCACCTGGCGTCATCTTGGTCGCCTTGGCCATGGCGTTGAAGGTCTCGGCCCAGATCATCAGGTTGGTCGGATCTTGGCGCGGGTCGAAATCCTCCTCGACCCAGCGGCGGAAGTGCTCGTGGTGGTTGCTGGCGACGACGATGTTCTGCACGCCCTTGGGCGTGTGGCGGTCCATGTAGGCGAAGGTGATGTCCAGTTCCTTCGCGACATCGTTCATGCCGGAGAGGTACTTGGCTAGGTTCGTGAAGGCCTTCTTGCGGTGGTGGTGGCTGCCGCTGTAGAAGTCCAGCACGTCATTCCACACCAGCTTCTTGGGGCGCAGCAGCTCCACCATGCCCTTGGGACCGAACGTGGCCCTGGTGACATTGGGGTCGGTGAAGATGACATGGGTATCGCCCATGGACAGGGCTTCGGCGGGAGGCGCCTGGCGGCTGCCGCGCGGCGTGTAGAGGCGGTCCAGGTCTATGAAGCTGCCGTCTGGTGTGGCGTTGATCTGGCGCGGATAGAAGGTATTGCCGTCCACCTCGATCACGGCTGCGCCAAGGCTGTGGTGGAACTCGCCCTTCTTGCCTGCCTTGGTCTCTGTGTAGTTCTTGCGGGTGCATGCGCCGGTCGTGATCAGCAGCTTCGCCATCTTCTCGTGCGGGGTCGCCACCGGCACGACCTCGATCTTGGAGTGGCCCAGCACCGCGCTGCGGCTGCCGCTGATGGTCTCGAACCCAGAAAGGGGGTTGACGGCCGTGGGCTGCGTCTTGATGTCGGCCAGGACCGTGATGTTCCGGTTCAGGTCCAGGCGCTTGTCCAGCAGGTACTTGACGACCGGCTTGTCCCACCAGTCGTCGTTCTTGTCGGCCTTGGAATGGATGCTGGTGGGATTGCGGTAGCGGTACGGGATGACGATGAGGTGGGCGCGGTTCTCGCGGCAGTAGCGCTCGAGGGCGGCGAAGAAACCGGCGTGTACAGGCGTGGCGTTCTGAGCCGAGGTGATGACGAAGCGACGGCGCTTAGTGGAGCGCAGTCGTTTCAGATAGGGGGCGGTGTCGAGGGGTATTGGCTTGTCCGCATCCAGCATCTGCAGGGCGCGGTGGTAGCGGTTGGACAGGGTGTTCCTGGGTATCCCCAGGGCCCTGGCCGCAGGCAAGATGCCGCCATAGGCCTTGACGGCTGCGACTGCTTGGGCGGCTTGTTCCGGTGTGACTGATGCCTGGGCCATCCTAACGCTCCTTCCCGATGAGGCGTTCGATGTAAGTGGCGAGACCTGGGTTATCGCGGAACACGGCCGTGAGGCCCTGCGCGAGCGCGGTGACAGCGCGTTCTTCGGTGGTGCGATCAGGCAGACGGAAGTCCGCCCAGATCGCGTGGAAGAGTTCGTGGAGCACGGTGTCGACGACGATGCCCGGAGACTGCGGGTCGTCGATGCGGATGACGCCGCGGTCCAGGTTCACGCGGCCATAGTCCTTGGGCAGGTACTGACGCACGACCTTGTAGCAGCGCCGCCCAACCTTGAGCCGCTTCAACTCAGCCATGGATTCTCCCGGAGCGTTGGTTACGGCTGGTCTCGGACCCAGTCCTGGCAGTCCTGCAGCTGGCTCACCGCGGACTGGTAGAGCACGCCCGCGGTGTTGTGCAGGGTCAGCAAGATCTGGGCCTGGCGGTCGTCAATGGCGACGATGCGTCTGGACTTGGCGGTGATCTCGGCGAAATCAGGAGGCGGCTGACGCTGCAGGTCTATCTCGAGCTGGATGCGCTCCAGCGACAGCGCGTCGTACTCAGCGGTGATGAACGGCAGGTGATCCGGTACCTGCAGCAGGCACAGGGTCGGCTTGGCTCGAAGCCCCGTGGGGGTCCGACCCAGCGTCCCAAAGCACCCGGAACTGAGGGTCAGCCATAGCGCTAGGACACACAACAACACGAGTCGCAGCAGCAGGCGCATGGGACGTATCTCCTCGGGTCGAAGCGGAAGGCTTGAAGTTCTGTATGCGGTCCTGGGTGGTCTGGCCGCCGGCGCGGACCGCACCGATGCGCGTCGCTGCGGCGATGTCCCGGGTCTGGGTCCTGGTATTGGCATGGCCCACCTGCGTGTCGCGGGTCTCGATGGCTTTGGCGGTGCCGTAGCTCTCTCGCCACATCTCGACGCGCATGCCGACGAGCAGCGCCAGGACCACCAGCAGTACGGTGAGTCGGTTCATGTGATGTTCCCGTTGGTGACAAAGCCGTGCCATTCGCCCGGGTACTTGCCGCCGGCCGTGACGTCGATGGAGGGCGTGATGGTCAGGTCTTCCAGGCTGGTGCCGGCGGCGTTCCAGCGCGGTGCCGGACGCTCCTCATCTGGCACGCCTTTGCCGGCGAACCAAATCAGGATGCTGTGGGTTCCGACGCTGCCGCCGTTCTTGTTCCAGCACGCCGGGCACAGCAACATCAGGCCCTGCGCTTCGGCGAAGGTCTCGACTCGTTTCAGACCATTGGGGACGTGACGGACGAACTCAGCCTCGAGCTCGGCAAGCCTCATTGCTTCACCGCCGAGCAATCAATGGAGCCGCCCCACAGTGCGTATGCGGGTTGGAGGACCAAGAGGATCCTGAGGGGGTAGCCGCGGTTTTCTCGGGCTGCGGCCGGCGCCCGGTTCGTAAAAAGCGCGGTGGCACCGAACCAGCGTGTGGGGTCCGCGCCCTTCGACCTGGCCAGCACCTGATCGCGATAGACCCAGCCCAAGCCGCCGTTGTAGGCCGAGAGCGCGAAGGCCATGTGGTCACAGTCGGTTGCGGCTTGCGTCTGCTGCCACAACTGGAAGTCATAGGTGACCAGCGCGCGGATGGCCCACGCCGGGTTATAGGGGTCGGCTTGGCCCAGCGTCTTGGGATAGGCGCCGGAGATCCAGGCCGCTGTGCCCGGCGTGAACTCGGCCAAGCCATCGGCCACCGAGCTGTGCGCTGCAGGGTTCCAGCCGCTCTCCTGCTGGATCTGAGCGCCGAAGGTTGCCACCGGGGCATCCATGCCCCACACCGCGCGCGCCTCGCCCAGGAGTTCGCGATGGTAGCGGTGAGCCGCCGGCGGCACGTCGGCGCCAGCCCGCTGTGGCGTTACCACGAAAAGCAGCGCCCCCAGCACCAGCAAGACCAGGTGACGGCGCATCTATATACCCAGCGTCATGCCGAGGATGACGGCTGCCAGCACGATCGCGCGGGCGGTGTCGTCGCTCAGCGGTGACAGGAAGCGGCGCTCCAGGATGGAGCCGAACACCACGGCCACCGCGACCAGCAGCAGCTTGTAGGCCAGCACCGGCAGCTGGGCCGGAGCCATGTGCCAGACCAGGGCGAGCAGCAGCAGGCCGGTGGCGTACCACTCGGCGAGACGGGGCATCTTCATGTGAGGTCCTCAGTGGCGGGAAAAGAATTCAGCCAAGGCGGTGCCGGCGGCTCCGACCAATCCACCCAAGGTGCTGTAGGTGGCCAGGCGGCGGTTCTCCGACCGCTTCTTCTCGTCCTTGGCGCCCTGTTCGACGTTGTGGGCCGCGAGCATTGTCTTCACGTCCGCCTTGATCTCGGAGACATCGGCTTGTAGCGATGGGACAGCGGTTTCCAGCACGGCGATACGCTCCGCGAGGGTCTTGTTGGGGGGCATGGATGCTCCATTTCTGGACGTGTCGTGGCAGTGCTATTCTTCCGGCCGTTCCATAACCGGAGAGCACCATGACTTCATCGAAAGCTTTGCTTGCGCTGCTGCTGGTCGCGGCCACGGCCGTAGCGGACCAAGTTCCACATGGGACGATCAAAGTTTGCCGGCGACCCGGCGTGGCCTCGCTGAAAGACCACAAGCCTGTGATGATTCCAGCCGGGACCTACACCGGAGCATGCAACTCCATGGGAGAGCGCTGCCGAAATATCGTCGTTACTACGACAAGTAGCGCAGTTTTAAGCGCTCAACAGTCTTGCGTGACCATCGACGCCACTCTGACCCAGGCGGACGGGAAGCCTCTAAAGGCCGGAGAAACCCTTGTTTCTCAGTGGAATATCACTGGTTTCGAACCGGCCATCACCGTCGCCACCGCGTTCAAGTGATTGACGAAATGTCGTAAATGTTAGACTGCTGCGCGTGGTGTCTTGACTCTTAAAGCATGGAGGATCTATGCGTATTTCCAACGAGACTAAGGACCAGAGCATCAAGACGGCTTCCCGCTTCCTTGCGGGTTCTGCCATCGCGATGTTCATCGCGGTGCTGATGGCGTGCGGTGGCAATTCGGTTGCCGGCGGCACGCTCGATCAGAGCCAGTTCAACGCCATGCTGGCAGCGTCGCCGGCCTTCGCGCAGCTGAGCTCCGACACCAGCTCGCTCAAGGCCAACGACACTATCCTGACCAGCAAGGTGAACCGTCTGCCCTTCGGCATCATCAAGAAGACCAGCGCTGACTCTGCCCGGACCGATGCGGTCACCCTGACCACCACGCCAAACTTCGGGCCATGCACCGATGTCGGCCTGCTGATCGGCAACGCCAACGGCGCCAACGCCGCGCTGGGCCAGGTCTCGAGTCGCATCACCTGCATGCTGTATGAGTACAGCTACAGCAACAATGATGGCAGCATCGCACCGTTGCCCGGCATGGAATGGGATGGCGCGAACTGCACCGGCAACGTCTTCGCCACGCAGACCATCACAGCTCAGCTGGCGCAGAACGGTTACGTGTTCTCTATGCCCGGACAGTCAAGTAACTTCGCCGTCGCTGCTGGCTCAAGTTCGCAACAGATCCAGGTGCTGTCACAGTCCGACAGCTCCGGTAACTGCATCGACAACAGCGGCTCTCCGTTCACGGACCACGTCTATGCCATCGTTGCCAATGACCCGCAGGTCACTGGCGTGCCCAACTCTGCTGTGCCGGTGAAGATCACCAACGGCGGTCAGTGATCAGCAACGGATGACGATGAGGATGCCGGTACCGCCAGCACCGCCAGCGCCTCCCGCCTGACTCACGCCATTCGTGGCACCACCCGCTCCGCCGCCTCCACCGCCACCGGTGTTGGCGGCGGCAGCGGTTCCAGCGGCTCCAGTGGTGTTGCTGATGCCGGCACCGCCACCACCTTGACCGCCGCCATTGCCGCCACCATTCGTGCCGCAGCTGCTGGCGCCCTGTGCCTGTGACACCGCGCGGCCACCACGTCCACCGGTGCCTCCGGTGCCAATCGCCACTGCATTGAACGTGGTGTTGCCACCGTTGCCGCCATCGCCACCACCGTTGTTGACAGAGCCAGCGGTACCTGCGGTTCCAGCGGTACCGATCACGACGGCATAGCCGGTACCGGCGGTCAGAGCCTGGATGGAGAACCCGAGCTGTCCGCCGCTGCCGCCGCTGCCGCCCTGACCTGCTAGGGTGGTGTTGGTACCGCCGCCACCGCCGCCACCGCCACCACCACCCACGGCAATGACGAGGTAGTTGCCGGTTCCAGACGGCGTGAAAGTGCCGTTGGAGGTGAAGACGGTGATCTCGCTATCGCTGATGTCAGCCCAGTTCGCGGCGCCCGTGGCCACGCCCAAGGCCATGAACATGCGATTGGTCGAGGTGTTCAGCCACTTGGAACCGATGCCGTACTGCTGCGTGTTGTCGTTGGTAGCCGCCGGGTTCGTGGTGGCCGAGAAGTTGTTGATAGGGAACAGCGGGTTGTTCTGGCTGCCATGGAGGAACGGCGCAGCCGAATAGGCCGAGATGTTGGCGCTGGTGACCGTGGCCTGACCATTGGCGACAGTCACCACCCACAGGCCGACATAGCCCGCGTCCGGGCTCGGCGTGGTCTGGGTGCCGGTGGCCGCGGCCGTGCCAGCCTTGATTTGGACCGTAGCCAGGTCCTGGCGCTGCGTGAACTGGGCAGTGCCGCTATTGGCGGGTCCGGACCAGGCAATGCTGGGGTTGCTGGCGTTGTAGTACGGCAGCACCACCGAGTTGGCGTCGGATTCGATGAACCCGACTTCGACCAGGTAGTTGATGCTGAAACCCGCAGTGCCAGGTGCTGGCGTGTTCAGCGTAGTGGTCGAGGTGATGATGCCCTGCTTTAGGATCTGGTTGCTGTCAGTTCCTAGGGTGCTATATGCGGTGGTGTCCACGGTCTGCAGCGAATAGATCTCGCCAGGCTGGACCACCACGGCGAGGGATGCAGGACCAGTGGGACCGCAGCTTAGACCGTTCACCGTCGTATTGTTCCCGAACAAGGCCTGCGCCAGCTTCGCCACAGCGATATAGCTGTCCTTGTTGGTGCTGAGGACGTCGGTCTCGAGCGGGATTTGGCCCGGGTATACCAATTGGCGGTGCATGTAGGCTCCTGAAATGCAAAAACCCGCCGAAGCGGGTCAGTTGAAAGCTGGTCTGATGGTTCAGTTCGAGATCTGGACCCAGGCGGTGACGCCGGCGGCGCGAATCTTGTTGATGAGCGCGTAGATGGCCGAATCAGACACGCCCTGCTGGGTCATGCTCAGGCTGGCCCACTCGGCCTGAGACGGCGTGCTGTAGGCGCCGACGCTGCTCCCGTAGCCGCCCACGAAGGGAATGCCGCTGCTGGCCTGGCGCTTGGGATACACAAAGAACTGACAGGGCATGTTGATGCTGCCCCATCCACCCGCGACACCGTAGCCGCAACCACCTATCGAATACCCTCCGGTATCCAGCGGGTTGCCTGGCTCGAATATGGTGGCGTTCCGACCTGTCAGTGTGAACAGCCTGGCCAGGATGTATGACCGCGTTACGACTGGCGCGAACACATTCGACAGGATCCTGGACCTGAAGCTCGCGTCGCTCTCATAGAGATTGCGGCTCAAGCTCTGTCCGAAGAAATCTCCGGCGATCAGGTCTAGGAACCCATCGGTGGCGGTGCGGATGCGGAGCTGGAGCTGTATGTACTGCTGCAGCGCGGTGAAGTTGTCCAGCGCGGTCCCGATACCGCTCAGGATGGCCGTCAGGACCGGGAAGGTGCTGCCGAACCACCGTGGCAGTACCAACAGCAGGCGCGTTAGGCTGTTCACGTCACGATCACCGTGCCGTACTTGATGACCTGCTTGGCGGTCGGGACCAGGTCCGAGTTCCCGCTATTCAGGGTCACGCCAGAGACGTTGATGACGCCCGGGGTGTTGTAGGCGATGCTCGCCAGGATGGTATAGGGAAGCGTCACGCCCACGCCCAATGCGTTGACGTAGGCCTGCAGCGCAGCAACCACTTGGGCAACCACCAGGGAGTGGGTATAGCCTGCGGCCGTGGTGATGGTCATGGCGATATTGGCAGTCAGGACCGAGGGTCCGAATACCCCGAACCGCACGCCAGCGGCACGCACCAGGTCAATGGCTGCCTGTACGTTTGCCAGGACCTGGGAACTTGGGTTACCAGAGCCATCGTCCACTACCACATAGAAGTAGCCGAAGTCAGTCGCTCCATTGAACTGCTGGCCTTCCGTCAGGGTGTAGGTCAGGTTGTCCTGGACCGAGGTGATCGCGTTGCCAATAGCCGTCGGCGTCGCTTCCTCCAGGCTGGCAAGGAAGTTCTGGAAGCGGATGCGGAAAGCGGTATCGGTCTCGGCGTCGAAGCCATTGCTGAAGCCGCTGGCATTGGTGACCGTGTCTATCCCGACGATTGGGCTTGTCAGTACCGTCAAAACACCGGCGTTGACGTTGCCCGCAGCGCCAGCGACCGTATCCTGAACCGTCACATTGGCGCTGGCGGTGAGAGCCGGGACGACATAGGCGTTGAGCCCAGCGTTGTAGTTCGGGTTCCCAGTGTCCGCAATGACCTGGAATACCTGCGTACCATCTGCGCTTTCTACCTGAGTCCCGATAGGGATGATCGCCTGGTTTGTCGGGGTGAACCTGGCGAAGGTCACCTGACCCGAGGCCGCCACGGCCGGCAGACGGGTCAGACCGAAGTCCGCCATCCAGCTATCGAGGTCAGCACCAGTCGCAGTGCTGGCCCTGGCGAACACATACATCTGCGTCAGCACGCTCTGCAGGAACATCACCACCGAGGCCACGGCTTCGACGATGGCGCGCAGCACGGTGCCGGTGTTGAAGTTGCTGAGCTGCGGGACCTGGCCCTGGATCGTAGCGACTTGGTCGCTGACGACAGTGTTGAAGTCCTTGGTGTTCTGGGTCATGTGGGCACCGGGAAGGTGATGACAGCAGGCAACTTGGTCTGTGCGTCCACGTACTGGATGGAACCGGCGAGGCCGTTGTCCACGAGCTCGAGGCCGATGACCGGGGGCGGCACCTGGGCGATGCCAGGCTCAAGCGCCACAGCGGCCTTGATCTGGGCCAGCACCTGGCCGAACTCGGATGGCGACAGCGTGTCTCCCACGCGTCCCGGGATGCCGGCGCCGAACGTCAGGTCCCAGAGATAGCTGGTCGTGGGTGTGAACAGGCGACGCAACAGGCGCTGCTGGGTTTCGGTGTCCCCGGTCGCGGGCAACAGGTCGCCGTTGGCGCCGACGATGAGGTCGGAGCCGTACTGGTGGTACATGTCCATTTACGGTACCGGGGGTCCTGACACACCGACGCCAGGAGTGACGGCAGAGTGTTCGTGGGTCTTGAGTGAGATCGTGGCGGTCTTCACGTCGGTGTCGCCGGTCACGGTCCCGGTGCTGTGGATGTCCCCTGTCACCTTCACGGTGCCGGTGAAGTCGAACTCGCTGGCCTGGAGCAGCATCTTGGCGTTCGCATTGATGCTCACGTTGCCGTCGCCAGTGAACTTCAGCAGGGAACCGGTGCCATGGGTCAGCCACATGTCGCCGGCGGCCACCGGACCCGGAGGCTGGTCGGCAAGGCTGAATAGGAAGCCAAGGACCATGCCCACGTCCGGGTCCGACTCCTGATAGATGACCACCGCCTGGGCGTTAACCACCGGAGCCGCGGCCAGGCCCCATCCCGAGGCGCCAAAGAGCGTCACGATGGGGAGCCAGCCGGTCTCCACGTCCTCCGGCATGATCCGGACCTTGGCCGAGAACGGCTTGCCCTGGTACGCACTGACCACGCCGACACGGCAGATGGCACGGCCGCCAAGCATCATCGAGGCCGCGAGCTTCATGATGCTGGTCATGTCGCTCAAATCAGCACCTCTGACTCAGGACGCACGTTCTTGGCCTCGATGTCCATGAAATAGCCGCGGCTGTTGAACCGGCGGCCGATCTTCTCGGGGTAATAAGTCTGGTCGTAGGGCGTGCCGGTGAGCTGCAGGGCCTGGGACGTGGTCGGCAGGCTGTCGCCCGGCATGTTGTCGAGCCGCATCCGGATCTCGTGCAGGCTGATGTTGTGCGCCGTGGTCTGCGCCAGCTGCTCGGCTTGGTACGGCGTGAGGCCTGGCTTCACGATGCTGTATATCTGCGGAGTGCCAGGACTGCCAGCCTTGTGCTTGATGGTCGCGGTCTTGGTGAAGGCCTGCTTCTGGGCCGCGTTCCAGCTCCGCACCTTCACCACCACGTCACGGGCCAGCGTCAGGTTGTGGCTGAAGCTTAGGAGCGGCACGTTGGCCTGTGGCAGCGTGGGGTTCGGCTCTATCCAGTTGATGGGAAAGAGCGTCGCATCCGGAGCCAGAGGGCCGAAGGTGAGCGTGTTGCCGCTCACTCCCACGGTGAATCCCTCGCGCTGCGCCAGGTAGGTCAGCAGGTCCCACTGGCTGCGCTCGGTGCTCGAAACCACGTGGTCGATGTTGTAGTAGACGCCGGCCTTGGTCGTGGTCGGCGTCACGTTCGGGGTCAGGCCAGCGGCTTCGGCGAGCTGGGTCGCTATCTGCGAGGACGTGAGGTTCTGGTACTTCTGGTCCGACTTGGTGTCGATCAGCAGCGCCGTGTGGTCGCGCCCGGTCAGGTGAATCGTGCCTTCCACCGGGTCCGTGTCCACCTGGTCCGCGTTGCCCACGATGAGCTGGGTCAGGTCATTGGAGTCGTATCGCGCCGGATCCTGCGGTACGCCAGCGAATATCTCTACGGTCAGCACCTGCTGGCTGGCCCACCAGGCCCAGTCCAGGCCAGGTGCCGAGTTGCGTAGCGACAGCGTGGCCTCGAACTCATCGGCCTTGTACAGGCTGTTGTTCGTGACTTCAAAGCCGGTCCAGCCCGACACGATGTTGCCGTTCACCCTGATGAGGGCGCGTGGCTGCCTCACGGCGTCGGCACCTGGGGCTTAGTGCCCGCTGGCGCAGGCGGAATCTTCAGGGTCACCACGCCAGACAGCACCGGGTCCTTGATGCCGTTGGCGTCGCCGATGGTCTGCCACTGCGTGGCGTCACCGTATTGCTGCGCCGCGACCTGGTACAGCGTGCCGCCGGTGACAGTCACGGTCTTGGTCTCTGGCGAAGGCCCGCTCAAAGCCGTGAGGTTGCCGCCCATGCGGCCCAACACGCTATTCAGGTTGTACAGCGCAGCGGACTGCGTGACGGCGTTGGTGGTGTTGCTCAAGCCCGCGGCCTGCTGGGCCACGGGGTTGTTCGGCACCAAGCCGCCGAAGGTGGTGATGTTCTTGAGCGTGTTCTCGCTGCTGGCGATCAGCACCTGGACCCGCTGCTGGACCTCGGCCAAGGGCTGCGTCACCGAGGCGATGACAGCCTGCGAAGCCTTGGCGAAGCTGCTCACGGCATGGATGGCCGTGTCCAAGGTGTTCAGCAGGCCCGAGAGCACACCGTCGTTGACCGTAGCGCCCAGCGCATTGGCGGCGTCCATGTCGCCCAGGATGGCTTGGTCCACCGTGGCCGAGCTGCCGATGTTCACCGGCTGCGTGAGGTCCGTTTCGGGCTCGAACCGGATGGTGTAGGGAATCCGGCCTTCCTGCATGAAGTTGCCGGTGAACTCCGCGATCACGCCCTCGTAGCTGAACTCGCTCCACGCCAGGGTGAAGAACGTGCCCTGCTGGGTCTGAGTCTCGAGGTAGCGGCCACGAGTCAGCGCGTTGGGACCGACGAGTTCCCCGCTCCACTCCAGGGTGCGCGGCTGGTAGCCGATGGCGTCCAGGCTACGGCCGCCGCCCGGGTATTCGTGCTTGGCGAGCTGCATGGTGCCGCCGAACGGCAGCACCTCAGGGATCTCGAAGCGCTGGAACGTGAATACGTTGCCGGAGCTGTCGGTGAGAGTCAGCGGCGTCATCGCGTGGCCAGGCTCGGGGCGTCAGAGGGAATGAACTGGTCCGTGCTCAGGCCCTGCGAACCGATGCTGGGGCCTGACATGGCGCGGGTCTGGTGCTTGGTCACGGCGCGGGCCACTTCGCGGCCGTCCACGTGGATATGCGTGTGCACCACCGTCGTCTTGCTGCCGGCACCAGGAGCCACGGCGCTGGGGCCGTCCCAAGTGCCTGTCGCACCCTGGGGACCAGCGGCCCAGTTCTTGGTCTGAGGGGCCTTGGGGTTGTACTGGTTGGGATGTGTGAAGTCGTAGAGCCAAGTGCCGAGGCTGCTGTCTTTGCCGCCCGTGAGCTTGCTGATGATCGGCGAGATGACGTAGTCGTTGATGAGCGTGCCGACCTGGTAGCCGAGCCAGCCAGCGGCGATCACCGCGCCCAGCTGCCCCATGAGCTTCATGGACGACACCACGCCGCCGAGGGACACCGACATGCCCGGCAGCGCCAGGGCCAGCGCACCAAAGGCGGCGCGCAGCAGCAGCAGCGGGCCCAACACCAGGCCCATGACGGCGAACAGACCGGTGAATCCGATGGCCAGGCCTTCGGCCAGCAGCGGGTGGTCGCGCAGCACGTCACCGATGAACATGAAGACGTTGGCGAGCTTGGTCAGGAGGGGGATGAGCAGTGGGACTAGGCCCATCATTAGCGAGACCTTCAGGTTCTCCCACTGAGCGTCCAGCGCCTTCTGGGCCGTACCAGGATCCTGGGTCAGGGCCGCGTTGTACGCGTCCTGGCTGCCCATGGTGCCGCGGATGATCTTCTGGTCGCGGAGGAAGTTCTGCGGCTTGAGCGCGAACTCGAGGGCCAGGTTGGCGCCGAGCTGGTTGCCGCGGAACACGTCGTTGATGACCTGCTGCAGGCGCTCGCGGCTCAGGTTCTGGCCATAGACGCGGTGGATGGCAGGCAGCAGCACCGTCTGGACCCAGGCGAAGGGATTAGTAGCCGCCAGCTCGTGGCCGGCCAACGCATTGACCATGCTGCCCGTGGTCGTGGTGCTGAGCGCGCTGTTGGGCTTGATAAGTCCCAGCTGCTCCAGGAGCGGGATGGACTTCTTGTTGACGAAGCCCTGGTTTGTGAGGCGGTAGAAGGCCGAGAGCATGGGACCGACGCCGCGGCTGCCACCGCCGCCGCCACCCGAACCCGCGTTCTCCAGCATCAGCGCCGGCAGGATCTCGTACAGGAACTCGTTGTTGAGCCCGAACTTTGCCTGACGGGCATAGCGGAACACGCTCAGGAACTGGTCAGGCGTCACGCGGCCCTGGGTGGCCGTGATGACCTTGGCCATGAGCTCGGCCTGGGTCTGGAAGGTCTTGGGGTCGCGCGCTGCGCCTATGACGTCCAGCGCCTTGGCCATGCCGAAGGCCAAGTCCTTGGCGTTGCTGCTGACGCGGCCCTCTGTGGACGACGCCAGGACCGCCTGGATGCGCGTGACGATGGGCAGGGCCATCTCGGCCTCGCCGAGGTCGCCCAGCACGTTACGGAGGTCCAGGAGCGACTTCAGGTTCTCGGTCGCGGTCGTAGTGATGACCGTGCCCGTGTTCTTCCACGCAGCGCCGATGGCCTGGACCTGTTGCGCGTGCGACAGACCGGCCATGTTCATTACGTTCAGTTGATGAGCATATTCCTTGGCAGGCTCCAAAGCGTCGCCCATCATCTTGAGCCCGAACAGCCCGAAACCAGTGATAGCGCCGCCTGTGAGGGCCATGGCGCGGATGCGACCCAGCTCGACCTGCAGCGCCTTGGCTTGGGCTCCGGTCGCCGTGAACTGCCTTGACATGGCGGCAAGGCCGGTCGCAACATTGCTGACCAGGCTGAGACGTATGCCGACTTTATAGGCTTCGAACATGTCGTTTTGGCTCAGAGTCCGTGAGTGGTTTGCCGATCGATTCCAGTCGGTTCAATACCCAAGACAGCAATTCATCCCGCGTACCCAGCCACTGGGCTACCAGCTGCTGCCTGAGCAGCGGCTTTTGCTTGGGTTCTTCGGCGGTGTCGGCGTCCTGGTGGCGCTGTGCTTCCTTGGCTTCGCGCTCTTCCTAATCCTTGTCGCCGTCTTCGGCTGATACCTCGTCGTCGTAACCCAGGCTCTCGTGCACAGGCACCTGCCCGGCCTCGCGATGCTCCGCGAAACCGAAGACGCGCGCGCCAGTTATGCCGAGCACTGCCGATTGCGCGATCAGCGATGCCACCGCTTCCTTGTGGCGCCACCACGCCGGGCCAAAGACTGGACGCGCCGGCATGCGGCTGGTACCGAATTCGTGGTAGATCATCAGGTCTGAGGTCGAGCCCACCACCGCATCGAGCCCGTGCACCTCGCGTGACACGCTGGCGCGCAGCGCTCCGGTGCGCTTCAGCGGTTCGTCCTCGCTGAAGCCCTGGTCCACGCGGTCTTGCTTGGTGGATTCCGCCAGCTCTTCCCAGGCCACGAAGGGCCCGGTCGCCGGCTGGTAGACACCGAACTCCCGTTTGGCCTCGCTCTCGATCAGAGCCGCCGCCGCGTCGAGTCCCTTGTGTATGAACTCGTCCTCGGCGATGGCTATCTCGGCAAGGTGCAGGCCGAAGTCGGTGAGGGATGGGAACTCGCGGGCGCTCATGTCGGCTTGTCGAACTCCATGGTCCGCCAGTTGAACTTCGCGCCGTTCTGCTCACTGAAGATGATGCAGTAGGCGGCCCGGTCAATCTCCGGCAGCTTCATGGCCACATCGAAGGGAACGCCATTACCGACCAGAAACAGAGCCTCCCTCAGCGGCTCTGAGGTCGCTACGCTTTTAAATTGGCGGTACCTGCGGCGAGGTCGGTGTCGGGCTTGCCGAAGTGCTTGATGACGCCCTCGCTGACCGCGGCGACGCCGCTTTCATCGAGACGCTGGATCAGCGCTTCGAGCTCGCTGTACTTGACGGGCATCACGACCGGCTGATCATCGATGGCCGAGACGTAGATGAGGGGAAGGGCCATGGCGACGAACACTTGGTTGCTCGCCAGGTCATTGCCCAGCAGCCCGATAAGGCGGTACTGGGCGATGACGCTAGGTTTGCGCAACGTGATCTTGCGGTTCTTCTCGGCGTCCGTGATCTCGAAGGTCTGGACGGCCGAGGCGGTGGCTTCTTGGGAAGGGGTAGAGGACATGTTGTCTCCCGGGAAAGGTCAATGGATCAGGTGAGCTTGAGGCGTTGCTCGGACTCGAACTCCAGACTCTGCTTAATGGTGTCGTCGCCCTTCTTGTCGCCGGCGTCGGACAGCGTGAGCGTGCAGTTCTTGTACTGGTACTGGGACACCGAACCGTCGACCTCGGTGATGGTCTCGGTGATGGTGATGGTCGGGTTGTCCTGGCCGGCGTAGTAATTCGCCTCGTCCTGGGCGATGTAGTCGTCCAGGGTCGCGTCCTGGCGCTCCACGTCGAAGCTGCCGGCCCAACCGTTGGGGAACTTCAGGGTGCGGGTCTTGCCGTCAAGACCCTTGATGGACTTCTTCACCACCTGCTGGCGGGACTTGAAGCTGGTGATCAGCGACAGGTTCAGGGTGCCGGTGCTGGTGTTGATGTTCAGGCTGACGTCGCGGCCTACGGAAAAGCCATTCAGAGGCATGGGAGGCTCCTGGAAAAGAGAAACCCCGCCGAAGCGGGGTCAGAGTGGTTGGATGGCGTCCCGGGCTTAGGCCGGCTGCACTGCGATCTGGACGGTCTGGCCGCCCTGGAAGTTGATCAGGAACTTGCGGACCACGGACAGGTACTTGACCTGCACCGTCGCCACCTGCACGCCGGTCACCACCTGGGAGGTGGGGTTGTTGCTGGCGCTGATGACCACGGAGAACGGAGGCTGGGTCGGGTTGTTCACGTCCCCGATCATCTCCTGGTCCCACATGTTGCTGAGGAACGACTGGATGGAGGTCTGGGCGGCCAGGCGCTCGTCCACGGTCTGCAGCTGGCCCACATAGGGGCCCATGCCGGCGTTCAGGGTCGCGGCGATGTAGTTGGTGAGGCGGGTGTACTCGTCGCCGTTGATGGCCGAGTTGCTGCTGCAGTTCTGGCCGATACGGCAGCCGAAATAAGCACCTCCCGGCACCGGGTTGGTGATGAGCTCGATGCCGGCGTTGACCAGGCCCACCAGGTCGGCGTCGGCGTAGGTGATGTTCAGCGCGCCGCTCTGGGTGCCGACGATGCCGTACATGCGCTTGTTGAGGCTCGACTGCTCCGGGCTCAAGTTGGCCAGTCGGCCGGCACCGAAGCCCTGGGGAGAGATCAGGCGCGTGACGTTGTTGACGGTGTCGCTGAAGTAGATCCAGTCGCCCATGTACAGCTTCGACGCATAGTCGTCGATGCCGGCGGTGGCCTTGGCGCTGGCGGCCGAGGCGACGCCCGTGGCGCCCACCTGACCGGACGGGCAGACCAGCTGCATGTAGATGCCGTTGGCCAGGCCGAAGGCGTCCTGATTGGCCCACTGGGTGGAGTCGTCGGCATCGGCAAGCACGCCGATGCTGGCGCCGGTACCAGCCAGGGCATACATGCCCGTGCGGTTGCCCGTGTTCGAACCCACCAGGGTGCTGGAGGTGATGGTGGTGGCGCCGTCGGTGCCGCTCGCAGCGGTCACAGAGGCCAGCTTGGGCGCGATCACCGAGGAGCCAGCGCTGGCGGTGAAGAACTGGCTGGGGCCTCGGGTCACCGAGTTGCCGTTGTTGATGGCCGCAGCGATGGCGGTCCACAGTGCGGCACCGGTACCGGCGATGTTGTCGAAGACCTCGGGCACCTGGCCCGGGAGCACGAAGGTCACCTTGTAGGTGCTGGCCTTGCTGCCGTTGGCCACCGTGGCGGTGATGCTGTTGGCCAGGCTGCCGGTGTACCGGGCGGTCAGGGTGACGCCGGTGGCGTTGGAGGTGTCCTGGAGGATGGCGGTGGCAGCCACGTCGGTGCCATCGGTCACGCGCACGCACACGAAGGCGTTGGCGCCTTGCAGCACTTCGGCCGCGACCACCGTGCCCAGGTCGAACTTGCGCGCCATCATCGGCCCGAAGGCCTTGGCGTAGCTCGCCATGTCGGAGCAGACCACGGGGGCATTCACCGGGCCCCAGCTCGCGGTACCGACGTTGCCGATGATGTTGGTCGGGACGCCGTTGAGCAGCGTCACCGACGGCGGGATGATGACGACGTACAGATCGGGGACGATGAGCGCCGTGGCGTTGATACTGCCCTGCGGGATGATCATGGATGCCTCACTCGAAAGGAGGAAATAAAAAAGCCGCCCGAGGCGGCTTGACGTGGGTCAGCTAGGCGTCCGCTTAGGGCAGGCGCGTCACGAAATGGGGATGGGATTCCAAGACCGCTTCGGCCTCGTCGGCGTCGAAGATCTGGTCGCCCTTCTGGTAATCGTCGAAGGGTTCGCGCACCGTGAGCAGCGCCTTACGCTTGTCCTGGGTCTTCGGTGCCTGGGTATCGTCGGCCATGGGGATTCCTTCGGGTCTAGCCCGTGCTGGATGTGGTACCGACGGCTGTAGCGCCGACGGTCTGCGTGGTCTGGGTCTGGGTGGTGGCGTACTCGACCGAGTACATCAGGATTCTCTTGTAGATGAGCCGCACCTGCAGCTCATCGGTCTCGGTGGTGCCGTGATAGATCAGCCGTGCCGAGAACCCATCCGGCAGCGTGAAGCGCTCCACCAGCGCCAAGGCGCCGTCGATGGCTTGGGCCACGGTGTCACGGGTCACAGGATCCGGAGCCCACACGTAGACGCCGAACACCCGCTGCTGCCGGCGTGTCTCCATGGCGGCGGTGCCGGTGACGCTCACCGCAGCGCTCAGGGGCGACACACCGGGGACAGTGACCACAGCGCCTACAGCGCTGGCACCGGGAATGAGAGCCGCCAGGGCTGCGGCGATGCTGTTCAGCGTGTCAGTGTTGAGCAGCGCATAGCCGTAGGGCTGCGTGTTCACGGAGATGACTGCGCCTTGACCCACCGCCGGCGTGCCGCCAACAGTGACCGTGCGCCCGCTGACCGTCATGGTCAGAGTCGGCGCGTTTACCGACACCTGCTGCCACTTCTTGGGAAAGCGCGTGGTGTTGCGTTCCATCCCCGGCATCGGGTAGATCGAGACGTAGGCATTGCCCGCACCCAGCGCCATGACGGCGTCCAGGCTCTTGGGGTCCGGCCAGCCACGGCCGATGGAAATCGTCTTGCCGGCCCCGGTGATGGGGTCGTGCGTCTTGCCCGTCGGGTAGACAATCGCTTCTACCTGTCTCTCCAGCCACACGCTGACGTCGGAAAGGTCGGCCATATCAGGCCTCCTGTCGCTCGGCCAAGCACTGCCAGTTGCCAAAAGCCGTGAGATACGAGCCCACCACCTGGAAGCGGCGGCCCAGGTCGTCCTTGACGATGTCGTTGGATTCGAAGTTCGTTGGCTGAGGTCCTGGCGCGGTAAAGATCTCCCAGTACACGCGCTTGCTGACGTCAGCCGGCAGCTTCGCGGGCTGAGCGCCTGAATCCTTCTTCATCTGCACCGCGGCAGCGATGCTGACCGGCGTGGGCTGCGGCTGCTGTACATAGCCGGCATCGGTCTGACCGAGGAAGCCCTGAGCGCCGGCAGCGACCTGCTTGGGCAGGCGCCACACGGTGATGGTGCGCGGATACAGGAAGCTCATCAGCCGAAGTCCCGGACGCGATACCTCTGGATCATGGCCTTGGTGTCTTCGTCGATGTTGCTGGCGGCCCAGCGCGTCAGCTGGGTGTCACCGGCCTTGGCAGACTTGATGTTCGGCGGCATGCCTACGGTGGCACCGGTGTTGATGATCACGTTGGCCACTGCCTGCTTGACCCAGCTCGGCAGCGCAGACGCGGGCCAGCCGCATACGAACGCGAGCTTCACCCGGGTGTAGTACGCCAACAGGATGCCGGCAGGAATCCAGAAATCGCCCTCTGGCTCGATGCCCATGTGCGTCACGTCCATCTGTTCCCAGATAGGCGGTCCACCGAACTGCTGCAGCGTGGCCAGGAGGTTGAAGGCCTCGAGCGGGTAACCGCTGCTGCCCTGGCTGCGACGGCCGAAGCCGTAGCGGCCCAAGCCGGAAATCATGCGAGCCACCGGCCAGTGCGCCACGCGGCTCTTGGGGCGGCCCGAGGGGAGCACCCGTTCCTCGACGATGACCATGCCGGTCTCGAGGGTGACGCCGCCGGCGTGGGCGTACAGCACCTGGTTCAGGGTCATGACGCCGTTGGTCACGGAACCCACGACCACCGTCTCGGCCACGAAGGGGCCTGAGCTCTGACGGTCCAGCACCAGCACGTCTCCGGGCTGGAGCATGCTGGCCACAGAGCCTTCGACCACGGGCACCTGGACGTTGAGCCCGGGCGCGATGGCGCCGCTGCTGTGCATGACCAGCACCGGATCCTTGGCGGCCATCCAACCGGGACGGCCCGATGCGTCTGGCACCCACACCATGCCCTCGGGGCGCATCAGGAAGGTGTCTACCAGGATGGAGGCCGTGCAGACCTGCTGGGTGGTGGCGCCCGGGACCCCATAGGCCGCGAGGTCACCGCCGGTCAGGTACTGGCTCTGCGGCATCGCCGGTCTCCTAGTCGGTCAGCAGCTGGATGAGCTTCTTGCTCTTGAGCGCGACCTTGTTGTCGATCATCCAGCGGCCCAGGTTGTCATCGACCTGGGCCATGCCATCCACGAACGTCACGGTGAACAGCTGCGGCACCTTGTCGCCCTTCTCGTTGTCACGCATGAACGCGGTGTTCTCGGGGTTCTTGGTCCCCGGCGTGAGACGGATGGTGTGCTTGCCCTTCTGCTGCTTCTCGTGCGGCGAATAGACTTTCATGTTCATCTCCCGGAAATAGAAAAGCCGCGCAACGGCGCAGCAACGCTCCCGGCGAAATAGGGCCAGCCCCGACCTGCCGGGAGACAGGTACAGCCCGTGCCGGGAGACACGGGTGGGGCTGGCTTTGCGTTCAGCTACTCGTCAGACCGTTAGTGCTGGACGCACACCACGGCATGGGCGTAGCTCGGGCCCTTCGCGACCGGCGCATCGAACAGCACCGACACGAACTGGCCGTTGAGGTTGCCCACCAGGCCGAGCTCGAACAGGCGCGGCTTGGGGTTCTGGGTCTCGCCGCTCACGTAGAAGATCTTGAGCATGTCTTCGGTGGTGATGACGGCGAAGTAGTTGGTCTGGCCAGCCGGGGGCGCGGAGAAGCCGAACGCCGAACCGGTGCTGCTGGGCAGATACGGGTCGGGGATGATCGGCAGCTTGCCGGCCTGGGTCTGGATGGACAGGACCTTGACGCCCGCCACCACCTCGGTCTCGTTGAGCTGGAAGTGGTTGGCCTTGGCTTCCTGGTCGATGAGGTCCGCCAGGATGGGGTTGACGTAGATCGCGCTCGGACGCACGTCGAAGGTCGTGTTCGCCATCATCGTCGCGACCTGAGCCTTCAGGCCGTCGATGATGCTGGTGCCGCTCACCAGCACGCTGGTCTGCGTGATCTGGGTGAGCAAGCCCACGTACTGCGCGGTGGTCGGGGTCACCAAGCTGGTGTCGGTGCCGTTCCACAGCGCCGCAGCCGAGACCACCACCACGCCGTTGATGACGTCTTCGACGTCCTGCGCGACGATGGAGGCGAACTGGCCCTGCTGGCGGGTCACATCACGGTCGAATAGCGTGATGTTGGTCTGGTTGGCGATGGCCTTGATGACGGCCGAACGCTCGACACGGGTCGGCGTCGCCGGCGTCGGGCTCAGCGCGTTCTGGGTGGTCTGGAAGGTGCCCTGGGCGATGGCCGTCTGCTCGAAGTAGCGGGTCGGCTGACCGGTGGCGGGTACGTGCTGGATGCGCTCCAAGGCGATGGACTTGCGGCGCACCAGGTCCGTGATCTCGTTCTCGTAGCGGTTGGTCTCGATCGCACCGGGGCCGAGGAAGTCGGCACTGGCGCTGATGGAGTCCAGGAAGCGAGCGTCTTTCATTGCAGTTGTTCCTTACGCAAAAGGGGACCGTGCCGCCCTTTCGGGCAGCGACTGGTTGTCGTGTGGGAAGCGGCTTAGGCCAGGCGGCCGGCGGCAGCGAGTTCGGTCTTGAAGGCGATGCGCTGGCTGTTGCTGGTGATGCCAGCAGCGGTCAGGGCCTTGTCCAGGTCGGAAGCGCTGACCTTGGAGTCGGCAGCGGCATCCAGCTTGAGGTGGCCCTTGTCGACCAGCTGCTGGATGGACGCCGGCAGCGTCTTGCGCTCGGGCGGGGTGGCCTTGTCGAAGGCCTTCGCCTTCAAGTCGGCCAGCTCGGTCTTGAGCGGTTCCACGGCCGCCGTCACCGCGGCCTTGATGGTCTCGGCCTGCTTCTCGGCAGCGGCCTTCAGGTCGGCTTCGCTGGGCTGGGCAGAGGCATGGAAGTCGCTGCCGCTGTTGTAGTAGCTCGGCAGGCTGCCCTTGCTGGCCTCGGCCTCCATGTTGTCGGCCATGCGGCGCAGCAGGTGGACGTGGCCACCGGTGTTGTGCATGCCGATGCCGTCGGCTTCCATGGCGGCGGCGCAGCTGCGCAGCGTGTCGCTGTGCTTCTTCACCTTGTGCAGCACCGAACCCGCGTTGATGGTCTCGCCCTTCTTCAGGGCCTCGGCCACCGCGGCCTCGATGCGGTCAGCCATCTTCTTCTCGGCAGCCGCGAACAGGGATTCCAGTTCTTCCTTCGTCATGTCGATCTCCGCGTCGGCTTTGGCCGACAAAGATGTTGATGTATAGGCCGCATCCTTTTTCTTGAGGATGGCAGCACCAGTGAAAATCAAGCTCTCGACAGTCAAAACCGGCGCATCCATGGAAGCGATCAAGGCACGTTTGACTTCATAGCTGAAGCCAAGCTCGTCCTTGTGCTTTTGGATGTAAGCGACCTGCTCTGGGAAGTCGGAACCGTAGAGGAAACCTTCGATCTGAAACTCGTCGCCAACCACGTCAGCACCGGCGATGATGCCGAGCTTCTTCGTTACGTCGTGGCCGTTGAATGCGTCCGTGAAGTCCACGCCCATCCCAAGGATGGACGGTATGGCGGCCTTGGCAGCGGCTGCTGTGATGACTACGAGCTTGCCGTTGCTGCCCTCAGGCGGCTTGTCGCTGGGCCTGTCCAAGAAGCAGAGCACGCCCTTGAACGGAATCTTGTTGGGATGGCCTTCGGTCTCAGGGACCGCAAGGCTCATCGCCCGGAAAGCCATTCCCTTGATGGTGTGCCAGTCGCTGGTGTCGATGCCAAGCTCTTTGGCGCGTTCCAGGATCCGATGACGCGCATCCTTGCGCTCTTCATCGTTCAGGCCTTGCGTGCGGTCGACCATGTCCCAGGCCATCTGGACATGCTTCTTGTCCTCGACTTCAAGCTGATCGCCTTCGCCGGTATTGCGTATCGGCAGCTTCTTTTTTCCCGGGACTGCATAGTCCTCGGGTTTCAGCTGGGCACGGCGCTCACTGGTAAGGGCCATTCAGTCCTCATCGCAGACGTAAAAGAAAAGGCCCCTTGCGGGGCCTTCTGTGTCGTCAGGGTCTGGTCAGAGCAGGGATTTGACGCCCGCCACGAACTTCTGGATCTCCGGCGAGGCTTCCTGCTCCAGCCGCTTGCAATGCGCCACCAGGCCACCGAGGTGGCTCTCCAGGCTCACGAGCCAGGAGTGCAGGTCGGTCTTGGCGGCCTGTTCTGCCGCCGAGATCTCGCTCTGCAGGTGCTGCATGAACGTCTGCGGCTCCGCTTCCTCTTCCGAATCCGCTTCCGGAGAAGCGGGTGCCGCTGAAGCCGGAGCCTCGGGCTCGGGCGTAGCGGCCGTCACCGCGGCTGCAGGGGCCGGCTCGGCGGTCGCTGCCTCCGAGTTCTGTTCCGCAGCAGGAGCGGCCGAGGCGGCTGCGTTCTGCTCGTCGGAAGCATCGGCTGCAGCCGGCGGCTGGTCGTTGGGGGTCGGTTTCTTGGCCATGGAGTCGTCCTCCCGGAGTTTCAGGTTGGTTGGATGGCAGTTACGCCAGGATCAGTGCGTCCATGGTGCCGGCCGACAGGGTCGTGGCACCGATGGGAGCCAGCTCGAAGGTCACGCTGCCAGCCGACTTCAACGACACGCAGCCGTTGCAGAGGAAGTTGGTGTCGAACGTGGCCACGCAGTTGGCGGGGATGTTGGAGTCAGCGACCTGCACGAAGATGGGGTTGCTGTTGCCGCCCTGGCTCGAGGTCAGGGTGGCGCCGCTACCGGCACCCGTGCTGTCGGTCACGGTCCAGGTGGGGTTGCTGCCGTTGCCGCTGTTGACGATGTTCACGGCGTTGAGGCCGTAAGCCACGTTCCAGGTCGTGATACCAACGCCGGCACCGCTGGTCGCGGTCTGGCTGAGCGGGTTGGCGGCTACGGCACCGGTGAAGGCGCCTGCGGTCTGGATGGTGGCGGCCGTGGGCTTGCCGCTGGTCACCGCGGACACGGTCAGGATCACGCCGTTGCTGAGCGTGATGGTGTCGTTGACGGCGAATCCGCTGGTGCCCTGGTTGACCACGGTGGCCGACACGGCCTTCAGCGAGGCGCAGGACAGCTTGGCGCTGCCGGCGTTGGGCGTGAACACGACGTTGGCCGGGTTCACGAAGCCGGTGCCTGCGGCGGTGATGGAGGTGCCGGTCACGGCGGACGCGCTGGCCGGCGTCACGATGCCGGGGATGGCGGCCATCACGACACGGTCCTGCTTGTTGTTGGCGCTGCCCTTGACGAGGGAGACTGTGTGCTTATCGAACATTTTTGCGTTTCTCCGAAATCCTGGATGGCTTACGGCCGCCTGGAGCAGCCGGCTGGTCGTCGGTCAAAGCGGGGTCGTCCACAACCTTCGCGCCTCGAGCGGCGGCGACGGCGATCTGGTAGTCGGCATAGTCGAGGTCGGCCCACTTGGAGTCCGACTTCTGCATGCCGATCTTGGCGCGCCACTCATTGGGCGTGCACAGGTTGTTCGTGTAGTAAATCTCGAAGCGCTCGGCCTCGGCGGTCTCGTCGGCACGCTCCAGGCCCTTGAACCGGAACTGCAGCTGGTAGAAGCCCAGCTTCTTGTGCAGCGCATCCCGCGTGAGGTGCGACTCCAGGAGGTTGGCCATCGGCTTGATGGCCTGGTCCCAGTCCCGGTCCTCGTTGTTCTCGCCCTGGCTGCGGTTGACGTCGTGGTCGACGTTCAGGTTCTGGGCGCTGAGGTCGAAGGCGGTGGCGATCTCACGCTTGAGGAACGTCTGCCACTCGATGTACAGCGCCTTGTCGCCGCCATCCCGCATCTTCACGGACTTGGGCTCGTTGGGGCCGCCGATGATCGGCGTCTTGCCCTGGCCCTCTATCTCGTCAATCCAGAAGATGCGGAACTGCTGGATGGTGCCGTCGTCGGCATTGGCCAGGTACAGCAGGTTCTCGGGGTTGGCGTTGCTCGCCACGTTGCCGGCAAACTCACCGGCGCCCAGCAGACGGTTGATGCTTTGGAACGCGATCTCGGTCGGGCCGTAGCCGTAGGGCGTCGCCGCCGACGGGTTGGGCCGGATATACATCAGCTCGTCATCGCAGAGCGGGATGCCCTCGGCGATGCCGGTGTTGCTGTAGCCGATGGTCTGAAGGTAGCGCGCCTCGTTGGCGTCACCGTCCCAGGCCGCATAGATCTGGATGCTGGAGGCGTCCACCGGGAACATCCACAGCGGGCGCATCTTGTTGCCGCCGACCTGCATCTCGGCGGCGCCGGCGCTCACCGACAGCGTGTCGTCGATGAGCTGTTCGATGAAGGTCCGGAAGCTGTCGGTGTGGTTCGGGTGCGCGAGGCACGCCGTGGCCAGGTCAGCCTGCTTCTGCAGGGTCGGGCTCATCTCCACGCCGTCGATGGGAACGATCTCCCACGGCAACAGCGC